CTCGACTTCGAGCTGCTTGAGCAGGTTCTTGATCGGTGCCGACAGGTTGGCGCTGCCCTTGTCCCACAGCAGGTATCGGGGCACGCCGTGGAACAGGCGGTCGTCTCGCGCGCCCCACGCGTACATCAGGAACTTGAAGAGGTTGTGCTGGTTCTCGCCCTGGGCTTCGCAGTACCACGGCACCACCGTCGCGCTCGCCTTGTCGTACAGCACGTAGCGGTAGACCTTGAACTTGACCTTGGCCAGGCCGTCCAGCTTGTTCTTGTAGAACTCGCGGTCGCGCATGATGTACTGCCTGTCGCGTAGGTAGTAGACGAGGCACAGCGACGGGTCGACCTGATGCGTGTGGTTCGGATACGGCGCGCGCAGCTGCTGCACCGGATCGGCAACGCGTTGCGCGGCCACGTTGAGCTTGCGGTCGCGCATCAGGCGGTTGAGCTGCCCGTTGGACACGCCGAAGCTGATGCCGTTCTGCTCCAGCATGCCTCGGCTGGTGGTGGTGAACAGGGTCTGCTTGCCGTTGTCGCGGATCGACTCGCGTTGCGTGGCGCCGAGAGTTGCGAGCGCTTCGGGAGACACGCTGGTCGAGCCCTTGTCGCTGCGGGCGCGCCGCCCGGACGACCAGCCAGCGGCGGCCTTCAGGTGGCGGTAGACAGTCTGTGGCGACCAGTTGAGGAAGCTGGCGGCTTCCTGCACGAGCGAGGTGGCACCGCCATGCGGCGCCACGTCGAGTTGCCGCGCGAGCCCGCAGACGTACTGGTGGATTTCCGGGGAGAGTGCTGCCATGGCTTCGTCCACCTCAGCCACGCTCACCGGTGCTCATGATGTACTGGCGCGCCGCCGAGATGTCGCCACCGAAGCGCGTCTCCAGCTCGTTCTGCAGGGCACCGACCATCGACGCAGTGCGGTTGACCGCGTCGTCGAGGTTGATCAGCACCAGCTTGATGCTCTGAGGCATCTCCGCCCCGTCCTCGTTGCCTTCCAGCTCGGAAGTCCACCAGGCCTCCAGCGCGACGATGCTCTCCAGGTGAGCCGCAAGGGCCTTCTCCAGCAGGCTCTGACGCTCGGCGATCTCCAAGGTGAACGGGGTGATGCGCTCGTCCAGCGGCAGCACCTCGGGCACCTTGCCGCGCAGCTTCTTCTCCGCCTTGTCGGCGCGTGCGCGCTCCTTCTGGATCTGCTCGCCCGCGTATTCGTTGTCCTCCTTCGACTGGCGCAGCGCAGCTCGCAGTTCGCTGGCGCTCATACGGTCGACATCGTCCAGATCGGCGAGTGCCTTGAGGTCGTCCTCGTCGTGGGTGACCAGCTCCAGGAAGGCGCTGGCGCTTTTGACCTGGGAACTCAAAGCCGCCAAATTGGCGGATTTGGCGGTCTTCACGGCCGCCTGCATGAAACGCTGCGCGGTGCGGTCCGAGAAGCCGAGCAGCTCGACGCGCTGGCTGAATTCGCCGTGCGGGGTCTTCTCCTTCAAGAGGATCAGGCGTTTGCCCGTCTCCAGGATGGCCTCGACCGTGCGGCGCTGGTAGAAGCGGATGCCGTCTTCCAGGGCGCCCACGTCCAGCGAGCCTTCGTAGCCCAACTCCGTGGCCATCGCACGCATGCGCGTGTCAGCCTCTACGGTTTGGAGTGCCAGCGCTTCCTGGGACTCCACGATGGCCACTGCGCGCTCGGGCAGGATTTCGGGCAGGCTGGCGGGGGCCAGCGGTTCTTTCTTGGTACGTGCCATTGCTTCAGGTTCTCCTTGGTGAATCAGCGCCCTGTCATCGAGCGCTTGGTGTCGGAAATGCGGTTCTCCAGGCGCTCGAAGTCATCGAGCACGCGGAAGCACTGCCGGGTGTATTGACTGGTGGGGTAGAAGCGGCCCGTGTCCTCGCTCTTGCGCGCCCAGCCCTTGGTGATGAGCACGGCCATCGCGCGGGTCACGTTCGGCGGGGAGGTTTTGACGACCTGAGCGAGGTCGCTGTGGGTGGCACCGTTGGCCGCGTAGCCGCACAGGGCCTCCAGGATGGAAAGAAGGCGCAGGCCGCCTTCGCTGACATTGGCGTCCGCGCTCACGCTGGCACCGCCTCATCCGCTGCTTGCGGCAGCAGGATCTGTGCAGCCGCCAGACGCATCTGCGTTGAGGGGCGGACGAGCATCAGCGTGCGCGACGGATCGGCGAAGGTCGGCCGGCCCCTGTAGCAGCCAGTCTCGAAGAGGCGCAGGTCGCCCGCATGAGCGCCGCTGACGGCCTCCTCCGCCAGTTCGCGCTCGCTGCGGACGTTGTAGATATCGAGGTCTTGAATGCCGACGTGCCAGACGTGGGCAACGACGTCTTCCACATGGGCGGCCGGTGCCGTCCCTAGCGGGCAGTCGAAGAAAACCACGAATTCGCAGTCGTGGAGGCGCGAGCCGATGACGGCCCGGAAGAGCGAAGAGTTCCAGAGGTGGTTGGACACGACAAGGCCTTTCATTCGGTGTCGAAGTCAAGTTCGGGGGTGCTGTGCTGCGTCACATTGGCGCGGTGCCAGGCGACGTTTTCCAGATGAGCGGTGAGCGCGGCGACGGTGGCCTCGGGGTCAGCGTTGCCGGCATAGAAGTCGGTGAGCAACTTCAGCGCGTGGCTGATGCCGCTGTGCAGCCCGACCAGGTCAGTTTCCTTAAGCGCGCGGCCCGTGGGGATGTCCACCAACATGCGCCCGCTGCTGGCCGCGAGCCAGCGCGTGACGAAGTCGATGCCGCAGGCCGTCTCGAACGGCCTGATGAGGATCGCGGGGATGCGCCCCGTCTGAAGCCATTTGTAGACCGTCCAGTGGTCGGCGATGCCCATCTCAGAGGCGATGCCCTCCACCGAGCGGTTCAGCTTCTCGCGAGCGTGGTCCTTGCAGAGTTCCAGCGCGTGTCGGAGGCTGGTGGCGCGCAGGCGCTTCCAATTGCGGCGGCCTGCTGGAGTCATGGCAAGACAGCGTCGGCTGGCGCTTCCAAACAAAAAACGCCGCTGGGGCTGGTGGGCGCCTCCTCCGTCTCCCACAATTTCGTGAGCGACAAGGAAGGGAAACCGTATGTAAGATGAAACCCCAACATGGCGAGGGCTCAGGCCGGAGTCATGTTGGGAAGGTGGGCGCGGGAAACCCTGCCCTCCTTGAGGCCGAGCTGGACGGCGATGTTGTGACTCTCTCCGCGCAAGCATTTGCGCCGGGGGTTCTCGTCGCTGTCTCGCAGGATTTCCATGACGAGCCCGGACGAGTAGTTGTTTTTCCTCGCCCAGGCCGAGAAGGACCATCCATTGCGGCCGAATTCCTCGCGGACTTGCTGCCGGGTTTTCAGTGGCATATCTGCGTTCCGTTGTGTGTGCACCAATTGCCGTTGGTGCACGAGTGTTGAAACTTGTGTGAATCGGATTATGGGCAATTAATTGCCCATGAGCAAGGGCAATTTATGACCCAAGATGGGCCGTATGCCGAGGTGGGGAGGCGTATCCAAGCCTTGCGCGGGAAGCTGACGCAAGCGGAGTTCGCCACTCGCCTGGGTGTGGATCGAAAGTCAGTGACTGGGTGGGAAACCGGGAAGCGGCTACCTGATGGGAGCTCGCTGCTCGTGATGCGCCGGGACATGGGCGCGGATCTCAACTACATCCTGGGAGGGGGTGAGGCTGAGTTCCGACTTTCGGCTGAGGAGCGGACGGTGGTGGACTACTACCGAATGGCGCCGCTTGTTGTGCGCCGGACCGTACTTGGAGCATTGATCGGCGCGACGCCGTCAGGCGAGAAGGCGCCCACAGTCCATCAGGAGATAAGTGGCACCGTCCACGGAGGCGTTGCAGCGAGGGATATCGTCAATACCAAGGGAGCGAGGGGAAAATGAAGAGGCGCCAGGTGATCGAACGCGTCGTCCACGGAGGAGTAGCCGGCCGAGACGTGTTCAACATCGATCTGTTTCAGAGCAGCGAATTCGAGGAACAGCGGCTGTTCTTTGAGAAGACACGCATTGATTGCACGCGCCAAGCGCGGGAGCAGCTCAACCATCTCGCGGAAGTTCACGACTTCCGCTTTTCCGATCTACGACAGGCTCGGCGCGCAGGGTGCCTCAACTGGAGCGAGACC